GTATCAGGTATTAAGCTATTTAATTTTTCTCTAATTGGTGTGAACATTAAAATCCCTTAAAAAACCATCGTAATCATTTCTACCTAAGAATTTTACTATTTGTCTAGTTCTAAATTCTTTTGGATAGTTTGTAGCTTTCTCATACTTTTGAATTTGTTGGAATGTTACATTGATTGATTGAGCAACATCGCTTTGTGATTTATTAGCTGCTCTTCTTGCTTGACGTAAAGCAACTCCAAGTTTTTGATAAAACTCTCTTTCTTTTTGTTCTAATGATATTTCAGACATTGTTTCCTTTCATTTAAGACAAAGAACCCTTTAACCCTTGTTGCAACTTTTAAATGTAAAACTAGAATTAAGTAGTTATTCTAGTTTGTCTTTGTTTCAACTCCATGATCTTCTCAGCTATTTGAGGTAATCTAGCTTTGCTTTTTAAGTATAATGTTTTGTGCTTATACATTCTACTTACTAACCTCTCCTGCTTGGACTCCAGATCCTTGAGTTTCTTTGGTTCTATTGTCATTTGTTTCCTCACCGATCAGTTTTATATTTGACCTAACGAAACGCTTATCGGTGATTGTTACTTCTGCGTCATCGCTAGGCTTTTTTGAGGAATGAGCTTTTTCTGTAGCTTCTTCTACAGTAGCACCCTCAAAAGTCTCTCTGAAGTTGACCATAAGTTCTGCAAGTGTATCTTTTTGTACTTTAGTCATTCAATTCTATATTCCTTCTATAACCTTTAATTTTCTTAAGGTCATTTCTATCAGCCAATTTATCTATCAAGACAGTTATTGAGTTCTTGGATTTGTAGTCCAGACCCTCTGCCATTTCTTGAAAAGTTGGCATATAATTATTTTTTTTATAGTATTTTTTAATAAAATTCAATAGACGCAGCATAACCGGTGTCATGGGTATTTTACTTTTTTCTGTCATTTAACGCCAATCCTCTATTACATTCTGCATACCCATTAATATCATCATAGGTATCTTTTTTATATTTTTTATTGGTTATACTTCTCCAATTCTTTTCATCAATATTTAATATTCCCCATATATTTTTAGGTGCTTTTACAACATATCCATTATAAGCTGATAAATAACCTTCAATAATCTTTTGCATGACATAGCTTGTTTTTGTGAAAGAACCATATTCTTCTTCTTTTTCTTTTAATAATCTCTCTAAATGTTTTGGTAGTTTGTGTATGCTTTCTATATTATCCGACATTTTAATCCTTGCAGTAGTAGTATAAAACTGTTTTTCCTTCGTAATATGCTTTGCTCTTAGCCGTATCAAACTGTGTTATTTGTTCAAAAGCATCATGGCAAAGCATTTTTGGAGCAGTAGCTGAAACCGAAGCCTCAACTACTGAACCATTTATTAAGTGCATGATGACGACAAGAACATCCATTAGAAGTTCATATCATTGCTTTTGGCTTTTGGTTCGTTTGCATAACCACTAATGTTTTTAACTTTAGCGTCTGCATTTAACCAACCAATAAGTGCTTTCTTTCCACCAATCTCAGCATCGTTTATATCGCCTGTAAATTTATTATCATCACCCTTAAACAAAACTCCTACTTGTTTAAAAATTCTAACAAACTTGGTGTTGCCATCTTTTGATGAACCTTTAGATCCTAAAATAGTTCCCTTAGCACCATTGTTTAATTTAATGTTACCTGAGAAATCTATTTTTACAGACCTTTCGTTACTTGGATCGTATTCAAAGAATACCCAATCCTTTTCTTTACCACTTTGATTTGACATTTTGTCCTCCGTTAGTTTCAATGGTCTTTTCTTTTTTATTAAAAGCACTCATAATGTTTTCATGTTTTTTCATATATTCACTATAGGTACTATTTAATTTTGTTTTTGTAGTTGTGCCTTCTATTTTTTTTAGCACATCTTCATTATCTTTTTTTATTCCTTGACTTAATAAAGCTACAGTAAGTTCATCAGCACTAGCATATTCAGATCCTGCTAAACCAAATGCAGCTATGCACCTGCCTAAAGCTGAAGTAAAGGCATTCTCCATAGCACTTGTTTTATTTATAAATGATGAACTACGAAATTCCTCACTATGACCAACTGCATAAGGTTGATCTCCAATATACAATGTTGTTTTTGCTACAACTCTTTCATTGTCATGGTGTATTAATTGTTCATCTACTTTAGATTCAGGAAAATACTCTTTTAAATGTTTAAACCTTTCAGCCACAGTAGAATATTTTTTACCTTTTATATTTACTGTAGGTATTTTTTTTAGTTCAGATAAACATTTTTTATATCTATCTTTAAATGAACCTTTATTGTGTTCTTTTTCTTCAGTTGATTTTTGCTTTGTCATTGGACCCTTTCTGTTTGATTTGTTCTTCTAATTCAGCAATTTTATTTTTTAATTTTTTATTTTCAAAATTAAGATTATTGATTTGTAAACTTAGCTTACCATTCATAACTTTATGAGAATTATTAATTCTTTGTGCTTCTTGGTAATCTCTTTTATAATGATCAAGTTCCCTTTTTAATTGGTTTAAAGTGTTAGACATTGGGTTGTAACCTTCATCAGCCATTTTTCTTTCCTTCCATTACTTCTTTGATTGTTAATTTATGAACAATGATGTCTTGTAAAGCTCTTCCTATCATAGCTCCAAAAATCATCTTCATGTTTGGTGGCAGCTTTTTTCTTTCTTCTTCAGTTAAATGACAATAGTTATAAAACCATTGGTCTATACCTTTTGTCAGTTGGGAAGGGCTAAGATGGTCTGCTGAAAAGCAACCACCATCCTTTCTGTGTTTCCATTCCTTTCCTATTTTTATCAGCATTGATTCGGTTATATAGAACAAATATTGTAAAAGCAATATACATCTTGATTAAAGTTAATAAATAATCTACAAGCGAATATGCTCAGATTACTTGATTTATTTAGCGGAATTGGCGGTTTTTCGCTAGGTATGGAAGCTACAAAACGAATCAAAACCATAGGATTTGTAGAAAAAGATAAATTTTGCCAAAAAGTATTGCAGAAAAATTTTAAAAATATACCAATAGAGGAGGATATTAGAAATGTTAAAGGATCAAACTATGCAGCCGACATTGTTTCAGGAGGATTCCCATGTCAACCATTCTCAGTTGCAGGAAAACGAAGAGGACAAGACGATGATCGTTACCTCTGGGATGAAACTATTAGAGTTGTTGCCGAAACAAAACCAAAATGGTTTGTTGGCGAAAATGTTGAAGGAATTATTAACATCAACAACGGCTTGGTACTCAGACAGGTGCAAACTGATTTGGAAAAAGAAGGTTTCCAAGTCCAATGTCTTGTTATACCAGCTTCAGGCATCGGTGCATGGCATCAAAGAAAAAGAGTTTGGATTATTGCCAACTCCAACTCAAGACTCAGCATCGCAGAGAACAAAGAAATACAAGCAAGGGGGAACACCATTAACAGTAGCAGTAAAGATGTTTCCAACTCCAACAACACAGGAGATAGAACACCTAAACATGAAACTAACGAAGAGGGGGAGAAGATTAACGAAAGATGGCAAAGACAGCCACAGTTTAAATCTAGCGGATACAGTTCAACAGACATTAACAGTAAAGATGTTTCCAACTCTAACAGTACGTTGCGAAGAGGGAGGGGAACAGAGCAAGAGAGTAGAGCAAACGGAATCTGGAGGTTTTATACTCCGAAAGAAGAACAAACCGAACAGCACATTCGGAGCAAAGCTGTCGGATGCAATTTTGTTTCTTCAAAAAAAAGAAAAACCTGGTGGCAAACTCAATCCGAACTTTGTGGAGTTCCTCATGGGTTATCCTATGAATTGGACCAAGATAGATCCAACAGAATAAAAGCACTTGGTAATAGTATTGTGCCACAAATAGCTTATGAAATAGGTAAGGCAATAGTAGATGCAGAAATTTCGCAAGATTAAATATAAAAAAAAACAAATAAAAGTTTATTGGAAAACATTAAAAGATTGTTGGGGTTTGTATGAGGGTAGTAAATTACAACTAACTATAGACCCAAATCAATCAAAAATGAATTTAGCTAAAACTATTTATCATGAGCTTTGGCATATAATTTGTGATTTGAATGAAGTTGATATTAATAAGATAGGAGAGGAAAAGACAGCTTATTTAAGTCAAGAGTTTGCACCGATACTTAAAAAGAATAGGTCTTTGAGAAAGTGTCTAAATGAGTTATTTATATCCTGAAGTGGAAAAGTGGAAAGAATGCAGCGAATGTGTAATGACAGCTTTAGTAGAGCATAAAGGTAAAAGACTTTGTGCTGATTGCTACGCTAAAAAAATTTGGCATACAAAACTTGATAATGTTCCTAAAGTAATTGAAAAAAAAGAACTCTGTAAAGAAATAGAATATGCAGGTGGTAAGGCTTATTATGAAATGCTAAAGATGTTTAGGGAAAACAGAAAGGATAAAAAATGAGAGAACAAACATTACAATATATAGGTAACAATAGAAATAAGGACAGAATTGAAAATGATTTCTATGCTACTCCTTTGGATGCAATAAATGATTTATTAGACAGAGAAAAGTTTATTGGTAATATTTGGGAATGTGCTTGTGGAGATGGAGCAATATCAAAGACATTAATAAGCGAAGGTTACGATGTTTACAGCTCTGATTTAATTGATAGAGGATTTGGAGTGCAAGAGGATTTTTTAAAATCTAATAAAAAATTTGATAACATTGTAACAAATCCACCATTTAATTTAGCAACTGAATTTACAATACATGGTTTAAGAAGTGTAAAAAATAAAATGGCTTTGTTATGTAAATTGTCTTTTTTAGAAGGTAAGAAAAGATCCTTTTCAATATTTAACCAGGATAAATTAAAAAAAGTTTTAGTATTTTCAAGAAGATTAAGTTTTGAAAAAAATGGAAAAAGAGGTGGCTTGATGGCTTTTGCTTGGTTTATATATGATGTTAATTATAATGCTAAACCTACTATTGATTGGATATGAAGATAAAACTTGAACCTTTTGAAGTTGAATTAGCTGCTAACACAGCAACAAGAAGATTTATAGAAAACCTTAAAA